TCAGCCGTTCGCCGCCATATCGCGCGCGACCGAGATGTAAGGCTCGTCAATCGCTTCCCGACCAAGTGCCTCCATGTAGCCCCAGTTGGAATAACCCCGGTAGTTATACAGCGTCTGCGGCGTGTACCCGACGTGATCGAAGTGCATCATCAAGCCGCCCGTGGTGCGCAGCCACGCATCCATATAGTTGACCGCTGTACCGGCGCGAGGGTCGCGAATGGCCTTTGACATCGCAGCACCCGCCGCGTCGGCGTAGAGGTTGGTGGTGCTGGTGATGGTGGTGGCCGATGTGTTCTGGCTGATGCTCACACGATAGGTGCCCTCCTTGCCGGGAAGCGCCCCTGCCGCAATAGTAAGCTGTTCCAGTACCTTCGTGCTGGCGGTCACGCCGGTGCCGGCTAGAACATCGGTCTCGCGGATAGGTCCATTGTTGTTTGCCGTAACGGTGAGAACGTTGCCCGCGATCGATCCCGTAGCACGGACTTCGTTGTTGTCCTTCTCGTCGCTGTGGTGCCACGAATACTCATATAGCGTTGGCATGATTCGCCCGCGGACAAGGCCCCTGCGCGCGCAGTAGCGAGCCAGCGCGTTGCAGAGCGGGTTCCAGTAGTTCAGCCGGGTCCAATCGGACATCAGCTGTTGCGCCGCGAAATAGTCGTTGAGCCAGCCCGCGTCGTCGACGCCCGCCTTATCGCGCGAGGCCTTGGACATGAAGCCGCCAGACGGCCCGCCGTCGACATAGTTCAGGCCGTTGCCGACATAAGCCGCAATGCAGACGCCGCGAGCATACTGCCAAAGGTCGCCCTCATCGAGCATTTCGGCCAGCTTGTTGTCCGAGTTGCCGTCACCGTTCTGGAAGTCGATCGCCGCCATACCGACGATAAGCCGCCAGCGATCATCGGCGCCGAACACGTTCGCGAATGGCACTGCCGCCCGCGCCTTAATATCGCGCGAAAGTTGAACACGATAAGGAACGCCGGCGTTTTCACCACCCGCCTGCACCCGATCATTCAAGCGATACGACTGAGCAAAATCCGCCGCAAAGTTAAAGGCAATCTCGTTCGAATATTCGACGTAGACGAGCATGCCAGTGGGCATCGTGTTTTTGCAAACGGTTGCCCACATGCTTACCAGCGTCGGGTCGGCCGTATCCGGAATATTCAACCAGAGGTGCGTACCGGCATCGGCACAGGCATTAATCATGTCCACGATAGTGATTGGACCCGATCGGCTAACGTAACCGAGGTGGCCTTCAGCAACAGCTTTACGGGTGTTGGTGAATTTCCAATCCGTCACGTTGCCGCCGTTGATGTCGTTGTTCGACATGAACCGAAGCGCGCCCTTGAACGGCTTGCCGCCTAACTTGTTTCCGGAGGTCAAACCCTTCCAGCTGCTGATCGTCTTTGCAGTGAACGCGCTCCCTGCCTTTTCGCCGCGACGGAAGCTCTTGAACACGCGCTGCCCAACCGGCGGGAACGTGTTCGGCACGCCGTTGTAGCTATTGAAGTTGAAGAACGACGCCGCCTGATTGGAAACGCCGGCAGTCAGAACAAGCGTCGCCGTGCCCGCAGCGAGGTCATAGGCGGTGCGCGAGATGTGAGCGCCGCCGTCCACGTTCCAATCAAGGCCGGGCGAGAAGGTTATGTCGTACGTGCCTGCCTGCCATTCCATGATGCCGTTTCCAGCATCGTTGAACTGGAGGGCCATGCGGGTGTCCGAGGGCCAGCGCGAGGTGCGCGGAGCAGCCGTAGGCCACCCATCCGCACCAAGCCCGCACTCGCTTGCAGGGCATGACTTAGGAGCAACCGTCGGCTCGATTGCCGAACCGGACTGCACGATATGATCGGAAACCACAGACGCAAAATAGAAGCCGCTGCCACGCACCCCTAGGTTACACATCTTGAACATGTCGGTGAACACAGCTGAATTATTCCAAGGCTGCGTTCCCTGCGTGTTCAAGCCGAACTCTGCCGGGATGGCGTGATGCTGGATCGGAACCGTGATCAGGTCCGACGAAGCGATCGACTTCGTGGTTGCGTCTCGGGTCCATACCGCTGTCGGGGCGCCCTCTACCGTGACGGGCAGTTCGATGCTGGTGACGCGGTTGGCCACCGGCGTGATGTTGGTCCAGTCCTGCACAATCTGGCCCGTCGAGGAAAGGATGAGCATCTGCATCTGACCGACGCTGCCTTGTGCAGTGATAACGGCATTGATGACCTGCCGGCCGGGGGTGTCATCGATGTTGGACGTCGTCAGCGGACCCACGAAAATTGCGTTCGCGGCAATGTTCGAGATCCTCACGCGGTTCGCAACGACTTGCGGGAAGGTGCCGTTCGGAACGTAAACCGCCGTGCTCAGCGCTACCGTCGCCACCTTTGGCAGATCGCCGATCATAAAGCCGAGACCGCCGTTCGCCGCGATTGACTCGGCGATCTCTTGGCCATTGACGAACATGCGAACATAATCGCCGTTGCAGCGGATCTTGAGGGCGGTGTTCTCCCGGTAGCTCTTGCCGAACACATTGACGAACACGGTTTCCACGCCGCCGACCCGCTTCGATGCGCGATACGAATTCTGCGACACTTGGAGCATCGCGTAGTTATCGGAGTCGGTGTACCGACCATATATGCGGCGTATCCCGCCTGAGTTCGGGTCGGTGCCTGACGAGCGGCAGTCGAAAACCACTTCATGTTCAAAATTTACAGAGGGGGCGGCGTGGATCGGCACGGAGCCGTTGGCACTCGTCTGAACCAAATCGTTACCGACGATCTGAAGGGCCGCACTCGCGCCGGTCCACCCCTCGAACGAAGAGAACGGCGTACCGTCGGCTCCGTCAAAGTCCGAGGCATAGAACAGCATCGACGCACCATCGAGAACAGCATTGCTCACCGCGGTTATGCCAGACTGAGTTTCCTCATATCGGATGTAGCGGCCAGCGTCGGTTGCAGCTGTGTAGACATACGTGAGCCCGGTCGCGCCGCTGATCGCGACCCCGTCACGCGTCCACTTTCCAGTCGCACCGGCGCGGCCTGGCGTCGCCGTCAGCGTGCTACCGTCCGTCGTGTTTCCTGCGATCGTCGGTGCAACAGCGCCACTGCTTCCGCCATCCAGCGCACTTACGCGCCCGATCAGTTTTGCGATTGCGCCGGAGAAGAGGTCGCCCGTAGACGTGTTCGCGCCCGAGCCGAAATTGATGGCAGCCATTGTCAGGGACCTTTCGGTTATATTAAGGTGCCGCAATTCGGCGATAATTTGGGGAATGGGCAGCGATGTTCGGACGGATCGCTAATTCGCTGTGGGAGTCGCTGGTTTTCCCATTCACTCAACTCATCGCAGCACGCGAGCGCAAGCGAGAGCGTCGTCTAGCTTACCGAGCGCAAGGGCTTTGCTCGAATTGTGGCGCGGAACCGCCGCTTGAGGGCGAACACGAGTGCCACACCTGCGACGAGCAACTGCGGGGCCTTTGATCCAACGCAGGTGTGGCGCCATCTTTAGATGACCGTCAGGTTGTCGACGTGGAAGCCCGTCGCCGGATCGGCGATACCGGTAAAGCGCAACCCAACAGTGCCCACAGATGCGATGGCGGTGTCAGTGACAGAGATAACCGTCGCACCGTCGAGAGCTACGGTCAAAGCGCTGCCATTCATGGTCATGGCAATTTCGGGCGCAGTTCCAGCGGCTGGAACATACGCGTAGAATCCCAGGGCGGTAAACGTTCCAGCTACGACTTTGCCGAAGTAGATACCTTCTTGGCTGTACGGCGAGAAACCGGCTTGTGAATAGCCCGCCTGATAGTTGGTGCGCGACGTGCCCGACATAGAGGCTCGACCCAATATAAACACGCCTGACCCTGTTGCCGCCGAGACGTATTTAAACTTCGCCTTCACGGTGTAGTCAGGAGATGTCGGGATAAGGCTGGAAAGATATACCGAACCCCCATTGTTATCTCCACTCGCAGCTTCATTGTTATTGATTACAATTGAGCCATTCGCACCAGCAGCGCGTGAATAGGTCTGCCCGGTATCCGCTGTGCGAGCCGTCAAATCCGTTCCGTTCGCACCGGTGAACGTATCCGAGAAAGTTGGCGTCGGTGTGGGGGTAGGCGTCGGTGTCGGCGTCGGAGTCGGAGTTGCCGTGCCATTTAGCGCTGCAACCATAACCGGCCCGGAAACAGTCGGCTGCAATTGCCGCCCGTTCGGAATGCCGTCTGCGGTATAAGTGTCGTAAATGATGTTGGCAGCGGGCGTCGTGCCCGACGGATCCGGGTGCCGTAGCCAGTGCACGTCCAATGCCTGATAGGTGCCCGGGTCAGCCGTCAGATTGACGGTTATGGTCGAGCCGTTGGCGGAAAGACTGGCGACAGCGAGAGCCGCGGTGGATGTGCCGCTGGCATAGATCGAGAAACGATCGGTCGGGCTGCCGACGATGGTGACAGGCGCCGAGGTGGCAAGCGTTATGACGGTTCCGTTGCGCGTACCCGAGACGATGATAGGCCCCTGATCGGTTGCTGCCGTTGTGGCGCGATGAACGTGACGGGCAAGTGTAATGTTGCCCTGCATGCCCTGATGAACGGCATCCTCGACCACAATATCGTGCGGCTCAAGGTAGACCGCGCCATTAGCGATCGACCAATCAAGCGCAGCCTTGCGGATCGTTTGAACTGTAGCGGTTGTGCCCGCTCCGCCCGCCGCGCGGGTTGCCATCGCCGTGACATAGCGTTCGAACGAAGGCCCGCGTACGGCATTGCGTGCAGCGATGTCGTTGAAGAACCCGGTAAGGCCTGCCTGATAACTCGCTGCACTGGTGCCTGCGCCAGCGTCATCTCCGCCTTGGTGCCAATAGAACGCTTCGAAGCCACCGACCGCATCGAGTACGGCACGCAGGTTCGTATTGTCCGTCTGACCCGGCTGCCATTTTGAGATGGTCGTTCCGCCGTTGGCGTGGCCGGTGGTCGCGCAGTTAACGCCAAAATACGCAGCCTGGCGACGGAGAAACTCGGCGGCAAAGGCGCTATCGTAATTGGTATTGTCAGCCGGGACCGCCCACGCGGGAATCGTAACGGTTCGCGAGGGATCGGTGTATCGAGCGTAAACGGCAGTGTTAGGGTCGACTGCAACTCCTAGCGAAGCAAGCGTGCCCGAAGCCGGAACGATCCGCCCAAACAAGCGTGCCGCTTGCGATTGACCCGACATGCCGAAAACACGCCCCATGCCGACCAGCGTCGTTCCGTTCTTCCACGTCATGCCGCCGTCTGCCGACAAGTCGACGTAGAACCAGCCGTATCGCGCATCGATGCCGGTCACTTGCAACGTTTGCGAACCCGTGGCTGTGAACGAAGGGAGCGAGGTGGCGGGCTGCAGGATTGTGACGCCGTCGGATCCGCGAATTCGAAAGCGCACGCCGCCCAACTGGGTAACGTTCACCGTAACGGGGATCGTTCCGAAACCCTTATTCAGTCCGCCGCCGTCCGTCGTCTGTCGCTGGTAGACACGGTTCGCCGCGGCGAGCTGGGTCATGGAAAATGCCGAGGGCGCACCGAAAACAGTGCTATTCAGCGTCGAGACTGATGCCAGCGCAGCGTTGAGTGTGTCGATCGCATCCACGGCTGTCGTTGCAGCATTAAACGAGGTCTGAACGGTCATCGGGGTTTCCTTCGTGCTGGAATTTATGCGCGGGCGAACATGCCGTTTGCGAAGAATGGGTCGGTGAAGAGGGCTCGGTTGCGGTCAGCCTCGATCGCGGCGATCCAGTTCTGGAGCTTCACCAGCGCGGCGTAGACGGTGTCGCCGGTCGCTGTGTTCGGTCCCGAGCCGTAATCGACGCGGTACTGAGTGAAGCGGCTGCCAAGCGCCAAGAGGCGCTGCTCGACGTCGAGGAAGTCGGGCGAGAAGCTCGCGTTGTTGGCGTAGACCTGCGTCGAGTTGGCATAGGTGTTACCCGGCGTCGGTGCGGGAGCAGCCACCGTAACCGGGTCCGATGTGACGGCGATGGTTGACCCATCTGTGCCTTGCCCCGTGACGCGTCGGGTCAGAGATCCCGTGTTTCCGGGGCCGGGCACGATGGTGGTGCCTGTTCCGATGATCGTTGTTCCGAGCAGCCAGGCGCGCGCGGTGATTGATCCGTTCGCGATGGTCGGATCGGTCGCGGTAAAGGCCGCCGCGGTATCGCCGCTGGTTGGCGAGATCGTCGGCTTGCTGGAGAAAGTCGGGGCAGGAATGGCAGAGACCGTCACGGCCGCGGAAGTGACGGTGATCGTCGACCCGTCGGTGCCCTGCGCGTACACCTTGCGGGTGAGGCTTCCAGTGTTGCCCGCGCCGGGAACGATGGTCGTGCCGGTACCGAGCACCGTCGTCCCCAACAGCCACTGGCGGAGGGTGATTGTCCCGTTGCTGACAGTCGGATCCGTCGCGGTGTACGTTGCCGCCGTGGTGCCGCTGGTCGGCGAAATTGTCGGGTTGCCGGAGAACGCTGGGGCGGGGAGAGCCGCCACGGCAACTGCGGCCGACTTGACCGTGGTGACCCCGCCGGTACCGAGGGCCGACACTTCGAGGACAAGGCTACCGGTCGTCGACGCTTTGACCGTGGTCCCGGTGCCAATGAGGTTGCCGGACAGCAGCCAGCGACGCCCGGTGACGGTGCCGTCCTCGACCGTCCCGTCGTTTGCGACGAACGTCGTCGCGGTCGTTCCGCTCGACGGTGAGATCGACGGAGCGACGGTAAAGGTGGGTGGGGGTGCGATCGCCCCGATCGGAATCACGACCGCGTCGGTTAGAGAGAAGTTGGACCCGTCTGCGGTAAGGACGAGCGTCTGCGATAGCGGAGCGAGGGCCACGACGTTCTCCTATTTCGGCTGCACAGGCGCGACGGTCAGCGTCACGACACGGGTTTCGCCAGGCCGCGGGGCTGCGCCGGTTGCGTCGAGGTGGCGTTCGGCAATGGCGACGACCGAGACGAGCTTCCCGTCGACCAAGCCTTGAACGTTGAGGGGCGGGTAAGGCGTTGCCGTGGCGAAGAACGATACCTCCTGCACGTCGCCGCGCTCGCGGACACCGACCATGCCCTGGTAGAAGGTGAACGTCGCGCGGACGCGCCTGCCATTATGAACGGCGCCGCCGAGCACGGTTGCTTCGGTCTCTTCGGTCATTTGTTCACCCCACGGATGCCGACCGTGATCTGGTCCTGCTGCTGAAGGCTAGTCGTGAAGCTGATCTCGACGCCGAGCACAATGCCGGTGCCGTTGAAGATCGAACTGCCGCGCATGGCAGTCGCGATCTCGACCCAGAAGGCGAAGGTCAGATCAGCGTAACGGGGAGCAAAGTCGCCGTCGGTGAGCACCACTAGACCGGCTGCCGTGGCGTCAGCGTTGGGGGTGACGGTGAACGACGTCACTTCCTCACCGGTCTGTAGGATGTCGCGCGGCAGATCGCCGCGGGTCAGGGTGGGATAGAAGCCCCGGCGCGGCATGTTCGGATCGATGCGCCGTGGGAATGTCTTGATATCGGGTGGATTGGCCACGGGCATCCTTCCTGTGTTCGAGGCAGATCAGAAGATGCCGAGCACCTTGGGGCGGGCTGTTTGCTGAGCCGCCGCAGCGCGGGCTTCGCAGCGCGAGACGATATCGATCGTGTCGGCCGTCCGGCCATTCGCCTTGTCGAGTTGGGCGGTTTGCAGATCCGCGAACCCGACCCAGTCCGCCATCACTGCGACGTATGGAGGGAGCGGCGCGCCGGCGACGGGCTTGCGCCAGCTATCCGGAAGCAGGCCCGCGCAGTCGGTCGGGCTTGCGACGATGACGCTGGCCGCGCAGCTACTGAGGCTGAGCGCAGCGAGGATCGCCCTGGTAGGCCGCGCGACGACATAGTGCGCTAATGCCAGCACCTGAAACACCCGCCGGGACGACAACGGTCGCGCCTTCGGCGTTACGGATGGCGACGTCGTTTTCTCGCGAGATTGCATCTGACTGTTCCTCTGCCTGTGCACGATTGCCGACGGTGTTCACTGCATCCGCGCCGCTCTCGGCTGCCGCGCCTGCTTGGCCGGTTGCGAGGGACGTTTCGGTCGTTGCCGTGCGCGCGACGTTGCAGGACCGAATGGAGATGACCGTCGCGATCAGCACGATCAGCCCGACGATGAGGATCAGCCGCGCCGCGTTTGCCCCGATCCATTTGCCCACGTCTGTCATGTCCGGGCCCCTTGTTCGGCGAGTTGGTCGACCGTCTGTTGAGCGCTGTCCGCCGCGGTCTGTGCGCCGGCGATCGCGTCTTGCGGGACAGGCGCTGCTGCCGGGTTCGCCGCGGCAAGCTTCTCGGTCAGGCTCGTCCGGTCGGCCGCGTCGTAAAGCGCTCGGATCGAGCCGATGACCTCGCGGAACGACAGGAGCAGCGCGGTAAGCCCGAACGCTTCCGCCGACGGCACACGACCGTCGGGCCCGATATGCTGGCCGATGATTGCGAAGGTCCAACCGATCAGCGCGAGCAGCGCAGCAGCCAGAAGCGACAGGGCAATCAGGCCCCACTCTTGAAGGCGGCTGGTCACTGCGCCGCCAGCGCGCGGGCGACATCAGCCCGGATATCGACCCGCGTTGCCTTGCCGGGCAGGTAGCTCGGCTTGCGCACCGAGTAGACGTTGACCAGGCCGTCGAGGTGCTTCCACTTCCCGTCGAAGAACAGGGCCGCTTCGTCCATCCGGCGTTGCTTGAGGTCGCCGTCGTTCAGGTAGTGCGTCTCGAGGAACTTGCGCGCCTCGGCGACCTTGCCGGCGAGGTACAGCGACACCCATGCCGTCCCTGCGATCGCGCCGGTGTTATAGTGGAAAGACAGCGCCGCGGCGAGCTGCGCTTCGGTAAGGGCGCGGCCCTTGAACGCTGCCAGCACTTGGGGGCCGTAGCTGGTCCGCAGCAGCCAGATGAAGATCTGAAGGACGCGCTCGATCGACGCTGGCTTGTCCTTGTAGCGGTCGACCAGATGGCCCGAGGCATTGGTGACGCCGATGCCCCAGGTACCCACGCGCGGCGTCGCGCTGTCGAGATACCACTCCGGGACGATTCCCTCCGCGCCGACAAGCTCGCATGCGATGCGCGGCGTGATGTTGCCGTTGGTGCTCATTCGCCTACCCCTTTGATTTTGGTAAGTTCGGCTGATATTTTCGGGGCCCAGCCCGGCATCCCGCCAACCGTTGCAGCCGCGAGCAATTCCATGGCCTGCAACAGCGTCGGATCATTCGGATTGGCGGCGCGGATCGGGGCGGCCAGAAGCTGAACGGCGTTGACCGCGTAGACGAGCTTCATCTCCGCGGAGTGCGCGGCCTGTGACGCAGTTTCGACCCGCGCTTCAAGAGCGGCGACGCGCTCGTTCATCTTGACCATATCCGCCCCACGCGCCTCCAAGGCGGTCTTCTCGCGATCGTTCGCGATCTTCTTCAGGGCGGGCCATGCCTTCACGAGAGCGACGGCAACGCCGATCACGACCGCGTTCAGGGTGGCAAGCAACCCCGCCGACCAAGTCCAGCCTTGAACGGCCACAGTCACAGGGTGATCAGACATGAGTGCCCCTTCCGTATGCGCGCGCTGCGCGGAGGGTGAAGCCTGCAACGACGGTGCTCAGAGCGAGCAGGGCGGCTTGAACCGCTTGGGATTCCGGCAGGGCAAGCAGGCGAAGGTTGAAGCTGATCACGAGCAGCGCGAACGATGCGTAGATCAATCGAGGCGGGTCTCCGTCGCGCGGCTTGCTTCGCAGGATCCCGACGACCGCCGGGGCCATGTAGATCAACACCACGAGCCAACTGATGACGTTGATGATGCGGAGCGCGGTCATTGAGGGCACGCGGGAACGGCTGCGCCGCGAAGCGCATCAGCAAACAACATTGGTAGGCTCCTCTCGGGGTAGGTCGGCGTCTCAGGACGGCCAGGTGCGCGTCTGATAGATCGCATCCCGCGCGGCCGGGGCCGCGGCGCGGATTGTGCGTTTCAGCTTCTGAGCGCGCGCGGCGACCTTGCGGGCGAAGCTGACGCTCTTCATTGCCGTCTCGTACCGGGTGATCACCACCTCGAGCGTGTCGCCAGTCTCGTCGACTTCCGCCATCGCCCACGCGAAGCGATCGCGCGTGCCGCTGAGGTTGAGCGGGATCAGTAGCGAGCCAACTGCTGACCCGCTGAGCGACCGGTAATCCCGCACTTCGCGCGCCTTCTCGGCGTATTCGTATTTCTTGGCACCGCCGTCCGTCAGCTGGATCATCATGCGCACTTCGCGCTCGCTATCGATCGACGTGATCATGCGGGCGAGCGCCTGCTCGGCGGTCTCTGCAACCACGACCAAGCTGTTCGGGAGCAATTTGCCCGCCTGTGCCTTCATCCCGCGTGGATCGGTGCCGGGTGTATAGTCCGCATAGGCGTAGCCGGGTGCCGGATCGGGTACGATGTCGGCGTCGAGGGTGCCCTGAACGACTCCGGTCACGGTGTCATAGATCGCGAGGTGTCTCATAGCGCGGTCCAGTAGACGGAGCATTGCGGGTTCTGGACGATTGACCATGTGCTTCCGGTTGCGCGGTTTGCAACGCGCCAGCGGATCGTCACCTCGCCCCAGACATTCAGGATCCGGATGACGAAGTTGTCCAGTCGACCGCCTGGACCAAAGCCAGGTGTCGGCAGCCGAACGCTTGCCAGCAGGCTGCCGTCTGCAGCGTTGAGGATCTCGAACGAAGCGTAGAGCGACCCGGACGTATCGGTCGTGGCCGCGATGTTGCCCGTGAACGTCAGGTAGATCGACCCCCCGGACCTGATAGCCATGTCCGCGCCGAGGTTGGGGATATAGGCGAACGCCGCTTGCCCTGCACCGCCGTAGCTTCCCGACACGCTGCCGGACGACGTTGCCGTCATCGTCGAGCGGTCGAGCGCTTTGATCGTCACGGTGCCGTTGAAGATCGCGTTGCCGTCGACCAGCAGGTTGGTACCGATGTAAAACAAGCCCGGCGTGCCATCCGCCTTCGATAGCTGAACCGTTGCGCTGCCGTCGGGGGTAGTGCCGGTGACCTGCCAGTAGACGCTGGTTCGGCCGTTGACGCCTGCCAGCACCCCGGCCTGCTGCTGTACCTGACCGTAGGTCGCGTTGTACTCACCGCGCAGCGTTGAAACGGTCTGTGCGACCGCCCCGGCTTTCTCGTCGGCGATAACCGTTGCCTGCTCACTTGCGCGCGAGAGCAGTCGGCTACCACTATCGCCCTGCACTTGAGCCTCAATCGTCGCCATACGCGAGGCTGCGGCGTAGCGGTTTGGCAGATCGGCGAGCGTGTCCTCGGTGTTCTTCACCCGCGCCGCAACGAGCGGCAGAGCAGCGTCCCCCCTCCCGGCTTTGATTTCGCCGTCGTTTGCCGGACGGATCGATGCGTGCCGCCACGACAACACCTTCTGTGGGCGCGGTCGTCCGAAGCCATCCCAGCTTTGCATGGCGTGGAAGTTCTGTGCTGTGTCCTTTGGCTTCTGGAAAAGCAGGGTCCATCGCCGGTTGCCCATCTTGGTCGCGCTGATGTCGCCAGCCTGATCCGCAGTGCCCGCGAAGTCGAGGTTGTATCCCCCGCCGAGCGTGAGCCCAGAACCTTCCCACCTTCCGGCGACGAGGTCCGCCTCGGCGGTGAACACGTACCACCCCGCCTCCTTGCACGCGGCCAGGACCTGATAGTGCCCGATATTGATGTCCGGCGCCGTCTGGTTCGTCGACATATAATACGGGCTGTCCAGCCGCGTTGTATCGATCCCCCGACCCACCGATAGGTTGGCAGGTCCGTTCCAGTCGAGCCACCCGGAGGCCAGCCGCTGACCGTCAGGCCAAATAGCATAGGCCGGGTTCGCGCTCAGATAGACGCCGCCCGCTGCCGCCGCTGCCTCAAGCTTGGTAGCGCGGCTCGCAAAGCTGGTCTGGCCATCCGACAGACCGGTGATCCGGTCATTGTAGTTGGTGAGTGTGCCGTTAACGCCGGTAAAGCGGGTGTCGACGCTGATCGACAGGTCGGACACCGCTTTCTTCGCGTCCGACGCCGTGATCGCAACCTGATCGATGCGGCCGTTCGTCGCGACATCGCCCGCCTTGTAATCGGCGATGACGCTGTCGACTCTGCGACCGATGGCGCCCTCTCGGCTAACCGCAGTTTCGTCGACGCGCTTGATCTCAGAGCGAACGTAGGTGTCGTCGTACCCGCCCGACGCCGCCACGCTGTCGATGCGAATATTGATTTTGGCGTCGCTGTCATTGAGCAGCGCGACGGCATCGGCGAGAGCGTTGTCTGCCGCCTGTTTGGTCGCGGTGATGCGGTCGCCGGCTGCGCCGATCGCAGTATTTGCGTCCGCGATCCCCCGGTCCGCGGATGCTTTTGCCTGGTCCACCCGTGCATTGACGTCGAGCACGGCCTGATTGATCGCGGGAATGGTCGTGCCGTTGATGAAACCGAGCTGTTCCTTGGCTGCGGCAATCTGCCGATCGAACTCGCTGATTTGGTTGATCGCGCCCCCAACCGTGCCCGGGCCAAACGGGCTGTTCGGATCCGCACTGTTCGTCGCGTCGTCAGCAGGCTTGCCTTCGCCCGTCACGCCGTTCCAGAACGCGGTCGTGGCGGCTTCGTCGATCGCAAGGATCAGCGGGTTGTTGCCGCGGTCGTAGACGATCGGCTCGGCGCCCTGGACCGGAAGGGAGTCGTCAGCGTCCCACTGATAGAAAGCGGGGGTCTCGAAGGTCAGCACCATGTTGCAGGTGCCTCCCTGGCCGAGCTCCTGCTCCTTCACGCGGAACAAGCCGCGCTTGAACCCGAGTGGCGCGAAGGTGAACGGCAGGACGTCGCCGACCGTGTATTTCCACGCGCGGATATCGAACGGGGCGGCGAACTGGCGGGCGTATTGCCGGCGCTGCAGCACCTGCTTGGCAACCCGCTGCGCGTGGCTCGGGCTCTCGACGACGCCGAGGTCGAGCGAGAGATACCGATCCTGCCCGTCGGGACTCGGGAGACGCACCTCTGGATAGTCGATCAACTGGTAGAGCGAGGCCGACGTCGCATCGACGTAGCGCCCGCGCACCACGTTAGGCGTGGTTTCGAGCGAAGGGTCAGGATCCCAAGTGAACGCACCGACCACGTCGTCATCGTTCAACCCGTCATCGACCGCCGCCGCCGCCAGATCGTTATGCGAGATCGAGAGCGACAGCTTGCCGCCGGTATCCCGGAAACGCCCGCAGCACGCCGTGCACAGCATATCGAGGACGGTCTTGTGATCGTCACCTTCGGAGATCACACCAGCGCCGTGGTAGCGGGGCTCGTTGCCGCCCGCTGCCCGGTTGACGAGCTCGTCGGCAAGGTTCGCCGCGACCTGGAACGACGGCAAGCTGATGCGCCGCATCGGAACGCCCGCGCCGGTCGCCAGCTTCATCACGCCGCTGACCGGGTTGCGAATCCGCCAGCCGAGTATGACGCGCAGGATCTGGAGCGGCAGGTTCTCGCCAATTACGACACCGTCGTCGGTCTTGAAGCGCCAAGTCGATTGGTCGTCCGCGCGCATCGGGCCGGTCCCGCCCGGCACGGTGCTGTCGCGCCGCGGATCGTACAGCTTGGCACCGCGGCCGATGACGGTGATCCTGCTGGGGATGCCGCTCGAGAACGGGCTCTCGGCCTTCTTGCTGTTGCCGGTGACCTTGAAGCGGAAACGCGCATACGCGCAGCCCGTCAGGCGCGCGCTGTTGCGGTTCCACTGGCCGAACGTAAAGGCGTTCTGCGGCGTACCCTCGAGCACGAGGTTCGGGATTGAGAAATAGCCGTTGTATTTGGCAACGACGCCGGTCGTCGCTGACCACGCCATCTCGGTATCGAACCAGATCTCCTCAAGCCCGTCGATCGCATGGCTGGCGAATGCGACGATCCAGTCGCAGATCTCCTGATCCTTGCCCGACCACTCTTCATAACGGACGTCGACCGGCATCGCGGTCTGACCCAGTACCGTTTTGCGGAAAGTGCGAGGGTCGATGCTCGCGGTCAGCCGATCCGTCTGTGACGCGGTGACCTTGGGGCCCTTCTGGAGAAGGCTCGCCGCAAGCGTCAGGCCGCCCGATGCAAGGAACAACGTGCCGGTCGAGACACCAGCGACGGTCAGTGATCCCGCAAGCCCGCCGAGCGCGACCGCTCCGACGCCGGTCGCGATCAGCGCGACAGCGCCTACGGCCAGCGCGGCGAATTTGAGTGCCTTGGCCAACCGTCAGACTCCGAACCGAACGTGCCAGGCGCGCGGGGCACCCCAGCGTGCGCGATCGATCCTGATCAGGCCCTCACGGTCCCCCTCGGAGCCTACCGCTACGAGGAACGGGCCAAGGCAGATGCCAAGCAGCCCGTCGGACATGATGATGTCACCGCGGTGCGCGAGCGACGGATCAACCGTTTCGAACTTGCCGCTGAGGGTAGACGCCAGGGTGCCCGCGCCGATCCGGCGCAGCGCGCGCACCGACCCGCGTGCCGTGGTGTAGCGGCCCCGGAACTCGGGCATTGGGTCGACGCCGGTCATGGCCTTCACCGCGCCAGCTGCAAACGTGCAGCAGTCGTGCTTACCCCATGCGAAGGGAAGCGTGCGAAGGGGTTCGAGATACGCGGCCAGCCGGGCCTCCCAGTCGGGTAGACGGTTCATAATCGACTCCCGTTCAGGATTTGCGGCTGGCGCCATTGGCGATCGCGATCGCGAGCTCGGCCGACCGGTCGCCCGGGTCGTAGCTCTGCTGATCGAGATAGGTTCGGTTCGAGGCCTGGCCGAAGAAGCCAAGGTACGATTCCACATCGAGGTTGATCGTCTGGCTGGTCTGGTCGCCGACGATCTTCGGCACCGACATATAGCCGGTGTAGAACGACCACAGCGCACCGATGAGGGTCAGCTGCCGCGGATCGAGCATCGCGCGCCACAGACGGCAATCCCGGCCCACATAGTTCGCTCGGTTGCCGATCTGGGTCATCAGTTCGTCGTCGACGCCAGCGAGGCCGGACAGCTGCAGCGACAGCGTGTCGGTACCGCCTTCACGTGCCTTGACCGCGCCAACGGAAACAACCCGCGGATCGACCGCGGTGAAAGTGAAGCCGTCGAGGTCCTCGTCGCCGGTGCCACTGAATGAATAGCTGTAGGGCGCGTTGGTAACGCGTATCGGGCCATCGGCGAGATCGAGAAAGCAGAACGTGACCGGCTTGCGCACGTCCGCCGATAGGGCGCCGTTCGCCGCGGTATCCGGGCGGCTGTCCATCAAAACGCCTCCTCGCAGTCGAACGAGACGGCGTATTTCTGCCCTATGCCGACCTTCCAGCCGTTCTTAGGGTCCGACATCGCCATGACGGAATAGGGGCGCTTGACCTCGATCGCCGCCTTGTCCGCTGGCACGATGCGGATGTACGGCTTCACCGAAAGCGTGGCGTTGCCGTCGGCGTCTGCCACGACCGCGGCATTCAGCATCAGCAGCTGGTCGCCGAGCGTGATGAACTGGCCGCGCTTGAGCTTGGGGCCCGCCGCGCCCCATCCGGACGTGACCAACGAGTGCCCGCCCTGATTAGCGCCCTTCACGCGGACGTCGAGCGCTCCGGCGATCTGATCCTTCTCGCAGGCGATGATCCGGAAGCTGTTCGCTACGCCGTCACAGTCGACAGCGAACGCGCGCCATTCGAGCACGCGGCCTTCACCGGTGATAGGGGGCAGGGTGACCTTGGCGAACCAACGAGGCGCAGCCGCCAGAATGGTGACACGCCGCTTGCCGGTGAACTCGCCCCGGTTGACCTGGCCGGGCTGATCGATCGTCCACTCGATATCGGAAGCGACGGGATCTGACGGGATATTGATCAACATCAGTCGAACGCTCCCGGCAGCTGCCCGCGATTGAGTTGCCGCATTGTCCGTGCGCTCGCGCCTGCCATGATCGGCTCCGCGGTCGCGCCGACGGTGCGCAGCGAGACACGCTCCATCTTGGCCTCGAACTCGGGCCCGGCGTTGACCGTAACGTTGGCGTCCAGCTGCATGCGTCGGTTCGCGCCGCCGCCGAACGCTGCCGCCGGCAGGCGAGGCGCGCGGAGGCTGGGGAGGGAAGGTGACCCACCGAGCGACCCGCCATCCGCGAACCGCGGCAACCGACGAGCATTGATCGCGGCCATTGCGCCTGCGCCGTAATGGTTGACCGCGGCTTCGTTCATGATGAACTCACGGTTGGACAGACGGACTGCACCACCCCCGGGGCCCTTCAACAGCGCAAGGATGCTGTCCGACCGGCCATGCCCCGGCCCGCTGATCAGCCCGCCGAGTGAGCCACCGTCCGCCCGACCCGGTATTCCGTCGAGGGATCCTCCGTCGGCGAAACCGAGGAACTTGCCGCCGAGCGTGCCGAGGATCGCTTTCTGGATAGCAATGCGGGCGAAGTCGGCAAGAACGCTCGACGTCATTTCGCCAAACGCGCCCTTCAGTTTCAGGACCTTGCCAATAGCCGAGGCCGCGCTGCTTTCGAGCGAGCCGAGCCCGTTGACCGCCACGCTCTGCAACGCTGCGTTCGTATCGCCGGTCGCGGACTTGAGGCGCTCGCGATATGCATCGAGTGGCGAAGCAGTCTGCTGAGCAAGCTGCCCGCGTTCCGCACCTTCCAGCGCTGGTAGGGCGCTAAGCGAGCGCTTCGCCGACATGACGGCGTCCGGATCCTTGGACGTGTCGCGAACGCGCTCGAGCGCCTGGCGGCGAAGGGTCTGCTCGGCCTCGAGGATCTGCTCGGCAATCCGCGCGCGCTCGCGCTCGGTCGGCGCCATGTCCTCGCTGATGCGGAGCAGTGCGACCCGCGATTCGAGGCTCTGACGGTCGACGTCGTACCGCTGCTCGATCACGCGCATGGCGCGGTCGGCCGCGGCGTTCTGCAGATCCTGCACCCGGGTTTGTTCGCTCAGCGAGCGCAGATTGTCGGCGCGAGCCTTCGACAGGCCCTTCTCCTGCTGCAGGTCGATCTTCTGCTTGCGGCTGTCGGCGTCGGCATTGATGCTCGCGACCAGTTCGGCGTCGCGCTGCTCTTGCGTCTGCGCCGATTTGCGCGTTGCCGTGGTGAGCCGCTGCCGCGCCGCCTGCTCCTCCTGGCCATAGGAGATGTCGTCGCTGAGGACCTTCTGCCGCGCGCGCTCGGCGCGATCGTCGACCGTTTGCTGGCTCGTGCCCTTCTTGCCGAAGGCGACGTGAAACACCTTCTGATCGCGCTCGTCGATCAACTGGCGGATCGCAACGCCTTCCTTGGCGAACGCCTGCCGGATCGATGAAACGCTGATGCCGGGACCGTAGGCGACGTCGATCGCCTGGCCGCGCTCGTGATCACTGGTACCGGGCTTGGCGACCGGTCCAGCATGCCGCCCGGCGAGCTTGTCGGCATACAGCTGCGCCTGCCGCTCGGTCGAGCGTAGACCGCTGGTGACCCGCCCGCCGATACCGGCAACGATGCTGGTCGCCTCGGCAACGTTGACGTTGCGGCCGATCTGATTGTTGTTCGGCTTCACGTTGGCGGCGCGCAGCTTCTCCGTCGCCAACTCGGTCGCTGCCTTTTTCTGGGCTTCAAGTTCGCGCAGGCGCTTGACCGATTCCGCACCGATGACCTGGCCAAGCCGGGCTTGCGTGCGAAGCTCGTTCTTCAACGCATTGATCTTGTCGTCGACTCCCTTGGTTGCCGATCGCACCGGATCTAGCGAGATCGCGGCGCGCTCCGCGGCGATGTCGACCCGGGTGACGTTGAGCTGCCGTTCGGAATCGGTCACCGCCTTCTCGGCTGCCGCGCGCTGCTTCTTCAGGTCAGCAACGCGGGCGAGGGCGGCATTGATGACGGCACCGCCACCGCGCGCATCGCTGGTAGTGGCCAGCGTGTTGAACATGGCCTCAGCGTCGGCGAGGCGCGCGACTGTCGTCTGGCGGATCGCCAACGCCTCGTCGCGCTTTCCCTTGGCAGCGATGTTGGCGCGCTCGGCTGCCGACTTCTCGCTATCGGCCGTTTGCCGCAACGCCTTGTCCTGATCGCGCAGCGCGATGGTTAGGCCTTCGACCGATCCGGCGAACCGTGCTTTCGCGCGCGCGGTCACGTCGCTCTCGATCGCGTCCTTCTTGATCTTGTCGAGGGCTTCGTCCTCGGCGTTGCCGAACTCGAACATGCCCTTGGTCAGCGGGCCGAGCACCAGCAAGGCAGCAGTGATGGCCAGCCCCCACGGCCCGATCATGAATCGCGCGAAGGATCCGGCTTTGCCTTCAAGGTTCGAGAACTGCCCGGCGACCTGGCCGCCCTGGATCGCGATCACCTGGAACGCGTTCGCGCCCATGCTCAACTGGGTAAAAGTGTCCTGCACCTGATAGGACAGGCCCTGCATCGCCGCGCGCTGCGCGCCGGACTGCGCCGTGACCTTCTTCTGACCTTCGCCGAACAAGCGAGACGCCGCGCCTGCTTGCTGAAGCTCGATTTCGACCCGCTCGAGCGCGCCGGCTTCGCGGGTCAGTTCCTGCGCATGCCGCTCGGACTCGAGTGCTGCCGCGCGCGCCGCCTGGATATAAAGGCGGGTCTGCTCGGTCAGGACACCTTCGCCTTGCGCGGCGCGTTCCGAGGCGTCCGCGATCAGGCGGGTGGCAATCGCCTGTTGCTGCGCCGCCGCCGCCGCGGCGCGGGCATCGGCAGCACCGATGTTAAGGCCGCCGGTGACCGTTGGCGCTACGATCGCCTTAGCCGCCAGCTTCTGCACGTTGCTGAAGCTCGCCTCGAACGACCGTTCAGCCTTCGTCGCGGCATCCTGCGCGAGATCGGCGAACGCGCCGAAGCGCTTGCCCATGCTGCCGATCGAACTTTCGACGTTGTCCGCCATCTTGGCGGCACGCTTCTCGAACCGGTCGAGCGGCTTCTCACCCTCGGCGAGGTTCCGGCGAAGCAATTCGGTCGCGGCGTCGACCTGCAACAGCAGGCGTTCGGTCTGATCAGCCATGGACGCCTCCTGTTATGACGGGGTCGGGGGATTGGCGCGCTCGAACGCCTTCATCGCGGTCCAGAACTCGACCGGCGTGCAGCGCCAGAAGTCGGCAGGCCGCCATCCCAACAGGACGACGGCCGTGCCCATCAGCCGTCGACGAGGGCTTTCTCCGTCGTCGTCGTAATCATCGACGGCTTCAGTTCCCCCGCGGTGGTGTATCCGCCGGTCACCGCCATCGACAGCATGCCTCCGATGGTTACCATCGCCTCGTGAACGCCGTCGTCGCTGTCCATGATCAAACGGGCGATCCGCTTATCATTCGCGCCGGCGACGCCCTTGTTGTCGGTTTCACGGCCCCAAGCGCGGACGCATGCTCCAACGATCTGGGCAGTCTCCGACATCTTGAGCTTGCCCGCGACGGCTGCGCGGGCAAGGTCGACCAGTCCGCGATCAAGCGTCTCCTCAATTTCCGAGACGGCTTCGAAGGTAGGCCGCAGGACCATCCTTGTACCGTCGAGCGTCAGGGCTAGTTCGCCCCGATCTTCGATCGCCGGCGCGGCGGTGTCGAGATCGCTCACTGTGCGACGATCTCTTCGACCGTATCCGCTGGCAGCGCATACAACTTGGCGATCGCGCCGATGGCGTCCGGGTCCGCTGCGATGTCGCAAGCGAGCTCGTTCATCGCAGGCGCATCCTTGCCGAGGAAGGGCGCGAGGGCGCGCGCGGCAAGCGACGGGCCTGCGCTGAGCAGCGCCTGCACTTCACGCTCCCCGTGGCCGGTCGAGGCGAGAAGCTGGGCATCCAGATCCGTCGGCTTGCTGGTTCGATAATCTGTGCCGTTGATCTTGATCATCGGTGTGATCCTTATGCGAGGGCGGGAGGCGCGCGCTTACGAGAGCGCGTCGACGGTCGGCTGCGATGCAGGTTGCAGCGTCAGCGGCGACTTGACGCTCGTGCCCTGGTCGAGGCCGGTGCTGTCGATCGAGGTGTACATCGAGCACTCGAACACGATGTCGCCGGTCGCGAACGGCTTCTTGCGGATCTGATAGATTTCGGCAGCGTTCGATTTGTCGAGCGTTTCCATCCGGGTGTAGCCGTTAGCGTCCGGCAGATCCGGCGTCAGGTCCTGCTTGATCGTGATCGTGCGCAGGCCCGGCGACTGGGTGTCGACGCCTTCCTGATCCTTCGTCGCGTTCGACGAGAACGCCTTGCCGCGATCGATGCTGAGATTGCCCTGACCGGCGGGCTGGTTGAACGTGCCAGCCGTCGAGGACTGGACGAACAGGCGGTAATCGCTGCCGAGTTTCTTCGCCATGGTGGTTCTCCTGTAAATGCGCGCGGGCGGGGCGCGGCGGGTAGATTACGGGTGGTGGGGGAGTGCTACGGCGCGATCGCGAGCACGGTGAAACTGGTTATGCCGCTGTAGGTCGAGCCGTCCTCGCTCAGTACGGCGTCGTCGTCCTCGAACTCAAAGGCGAGGACCCAGCCCTCCTGCTCGAAGTTCTGACCGTCGAGTGCATTCTCGATCTGCTCCTGTAGGGTGAGCAGCGGCGCGCGCTCCTCGGCCTCGACGATCGTCACGATCGAGATCGTCACACGGCGATCGGCGTCGGCGTCCTTGGTCGGCAAACGCGAGCTTTTCATATCACCGATGATGACCAGGGGTGTCGGCGCGTTTTCCGGCGCGTCCTGGTAGACCCCGGCGTCGGTGATCGCGCTGCTGAGTGCCAGGAATGCAGCGGCCTCAACCATTGCTTTTGCGTTACTCATCGGAACCTCCCGCGATGCGGCCGAGCGACCGGGTAAGGATGCCACGCAGATTGGCATTCAGGGTGCTGCGAAGCTCAGGGAAGCGCCCGGTGATGAAGCGTTTGCCCTGCTTGAATTTGACCTTCATCGGGTAGCGCTTGGTCAGGCTGCCGCCGGCCTTGCCGGTCGGGTTCGACCGGCGCCGCTGTACCTGCACCGTTTGCGCGCGCCGCCCGAGATCCTGAATGCGACCGTAGAACAGGTTCTGCTTGCCGCGCCGGCCGCCGAGCAATCCGACCTGAAGCCGCAAAGACTTCGGCAGCACCTTGCTGTCGATCCCAGCGCGGAGCGCGCCGGTCTTGCTCGGTGCCTTCGCCTGGATCGCCTGTTTGATCTGGCGCCCGGTTACGTTCAGTTCGACGATGATCTCGCCGCGGACCGCATCCGGCGTGCGCCGCAGCAGCCGCTTGAAGCGACCGATGCCGCGGAGTTTCGAGCGCGCCATCAGCCCAGCGCTCCGCTCTCGCAGGTCATCACGTTCGACTGACCGTCGGTGCAAGGCGGGGCGGTTTTGATATTCAACGCGATGCCCTGCCACACTAACCGGTGCTTGGGCGTCAGCCCCAGCCGCTTGCGGATCGTGACGCGGTAGATCTGCGTCGCTCGCTCGACGCCAAGGCTGAGCGCTTCGCCGCCCCGCAGCGGATATACCTCGGCTGGCACGTTGGCCGCGACGTCGCGCCAGGCTGCTTCACCTGCCGGCGGTTTGCGACCACCTTTGCCGTTGTCGACCACGTTGGGTTCCTGAATTGTTACCTTATGCTTGAGGCGGCTGGCCAGCCCGAGCCCAGCCATCAGCACACCCACTTGCGGGGAACGGGGTTGAGCAGGAACGAGACGGTGAAAGGAAGCTCGTAGCTTTGCGAACCAACGGCGACCGGCTCGCGCTTGTCGAACCAGTGACCAATGAGCAGCAGGACGGCGACCTTGAACACGTCGTTGTCAGGATCGTCCGAACTCAGATTGATCGGCCGGCCCACCTCGTTACGAACGGCGCGGATAGCGGCGGGAATGAGCAGGCTGAGGTAGCTATCCTCCGAGGCGTCGGTCCGATCGAGCCGGACCTGTGCGCGGACCTCCTCGATCGGAAGGCCGCGGTCAGCCTGTGCCGCCTCCAG